CCGAGCAAGCGCGTAGAACGAAAAGTTCTGATTCCGCTGCTCAGAGTTTGGATTCCAAACCTTGCCAATGGCTTTGTTGCCAGCAGTATGAATGCTGGTCAAAAGGAAGCCGGTTCCAGCGGACAGGGAGTCCCCGAACTTTCCGGGGTTGTACCCGGCTTGGTCAAAGAACCCCCACTCCTTAATGAAGTCTTGGCCAGCCTTGCTGTTGTAGTCCTTTACAGCAGCGGCAAATTCCTTGGACCCAAGAAGACTCCAAATCTGCAACGCCTGCGTGCTATTGATGATGTGCTGCCCCGGCCTCACCAACTGGCGATAAAACTGGAACGCACGCAGGCCACCGAACATCCGATCTCCGAGATCCGCCATCTGGCCGAGGCCGGAATCTCGCATCATTCGCTCAAGGCCGCGACTGCCGAACACAGTGTGTTCAGCAAGGTTTCTTCCATACTCTGGAATCCATCTCGGGGCACTTCCACGGACTTCCATCTCCCGCAGAATCGGCGTGGCCTGCTCCTGAATCTGCTTGCTCAACTTGTTCCTATAGAAGTTCTGCATTGCAACTTCCATAACCTTGTGAACATTGGTTGAGTAGCCTTCAGCACCCTTGCGCTTAAGAAGGGCGGCAAGGAACGCGGTTCTAACAGCGCGGCTTTCAACCCTGCCGTTCAACGCGGCATTGATTTCTGACCGGTGTGCGCCGCTCGCGTCCTTAATCGCATTGACAAGGTTGCGCCTTGTGGTGCCCGGCATGTAAACGGCGTCAGCCGGTGCGCTTCCTCCGGTCTCCTTGATGTTAATGTCGAACGTGAAACCAGCGTCCGGAGACTCCGCACGCTTGCGTTCAAGAGCGGCTTCTGCCATTGAGAGAATGGCCGATCGCTCAACTTCCCTATTTCCTCTTTCGCCAGTTCCGAAGCGGATAGTGTCAACAACTTCACCGGCTTCATTCTTGACGACCACTTCTCCCTTGTAGTTGCCGAAGAAAAGGTGCGGGAAATACGAGTCCTTGTAGCCGAAGTTATCGGTGACAAGATTCTTTGCCATGAACTCCGGGAGGCTTTCCCGGGTAAGCCGAACGGTTCCGTCCTTCGTCGTGATTTCGAACAGACCCTTTCGGCCCGTTTTTACAAGATCAACCTTCCAATCAGGCTTGGCCTCTCTGATTGCAGCGAGGTTCTGCCGCATCGAGCCGTACTTGTAACGCATCTCTACGGCCTTGCGCTTGTCGGCAATGATTTCCTGCCTCTGCGTTTCATTGATACGGCGAATGGCCTTGATGTAGTTGCGTTCCGTTTCCCTCAACGATGCCGTCATTGGATGCGTGTCAACATCTTTTTCAGCAATTGGGGTTTCAAGGATTTCGACCAACCTCGCACCGTCTCGGTCAGTCAGGAGCGTAGATTCCTTGTCCTTGACCAACGCTCTGTGTACGACGTTCAACCCGAATTGATCCCGAGCAAGTTCGTCTCGAACGGACTGCTCAAGCGTGTACAACTTTTCAACGAACGCCCGAAACGGCGCGTTGCCAGACATGATCGACAGGTTGAGCGGATCATGGAAAAATCTTCCAATGCCGCCAAGATAGCCGTCGAAGATTTTCCTCATAAGGCTTCTGGAATCGGAACGCTCAGTGATACTGAACGTGTCGCCAGCAGGCTCCGGCTCTGGGGAAGGTTCGCCCGGCTTAGGCTCGGCAGGTGGCTTTGGAGGCTTCGGCGGAGCGGAATCCGGCAGCAACTCTGTAGCGTCAACTGTAGTTGACTCCGCACCACGCTCAAGAAGTTCGTGAACCTTGTCAGCGGTTTCACGCTCCGATTCCGTCATTGTGGATTCGGAATGTGGACCTCGCCGGTCTACGGTTCCCGGCTCATGAATACGCAAGGAAATTGAACCAGCGGCATTCAGTAGTTCAATAGTCTTGCCCATGTGCTCAAAGGTCGTCACTCCAGAGCGGGTATTGGCGACCTCCGCGTCAATCCGAGACATCAAGCCCGGATAAGCAAGTTCCAACTCGTTGATCGCAGCCTTATTGAAACCGGTCTTGTTATTGAACAACTCAATAGGCTCAATAGCCTCTCGAGTTTCTGCCAATTCACGCTCGGTGGTTTCGAGCGATTCCGGCTTGCGTTCGGTTGGAGTTGGCGTCGGGACAACCGCAACCTTGTCTCCGGCACGGTTGATTTTTCGCTCAATAACGCTGAGTTCTGGATTCGGCTCGATACGTCTCCTAATGGCAAACGCGTTGTTTAGAGCCTTGATGTGCTGAGCGGCAAGTTGGCCATCTCGACGGATATCGCCCTTAATTGGCTCACCGCGTGAAATTCGTTCCATTGCTTGGGTTGTGCGATCGGTCCCAAGAATGTCCGAACCCTTTCTTGGGTTTTCAAATCCGAATTCTCGGTAAGCGTCCTGCTGCCGAATGAACCATTCCGAAAAAGCCTTTGGATCGGTACGAAACACATCAGCGCGTTGAGCATCTGTCAACAGCGGCATGATCATTTCGAAGATTTCGGCCATCGCCATGCTCGTCGTGCCGGAATAAGTCCCGTCTGGATTTCGTTGGCCAAGTTCAATATTGGCAAGTATTTCTCGCACAGTTCCGACGCTTGTTTCGGAACCGGTCATTTGCGTAAGAATCTGCGCAATTCGCTTGTGCGTAGAAAACGCGCCAAACAACGCCCGCGTGATCGGGAATCTTGTTTCACGAATCCATTGAGCAGTTGCGTGGTGCCTAGCAATGCTCATTCTCGCTGCCGAAGCGGAAACGTCGCTTCTTATGACGACAACCCCGTTCGTGCTGAAATCAATTCTGGGTGTGCCGCGACCCATGCCGTGAGCAATAACAACCGCAAGATTTGCTGCGTTTGCTTGCGGAGCAACAGCGGCCATAAGGTTTGAGCCGGGTTCTCCAGTAAATTGAAGTTCCGCACCAGTCGCGCCAAGTTCTTCAATTTTGTTTAGCGCATCAACAAGAGACTCTCTGGTTGTTTTGTCGCTTTCGTTGTTTGGAACCTCGACGATTGGATCGGTTTCGTTCCTGCCTGCTTCAAGCCGCTCCCTAAGTCTTTGCGGAGTTCCCTGTTCTGCTTGAGCGGGGGTTGTGGTTTCGGTTTCAACCTTTTCGCGAACCGGGGCTTCTCCGCGTTGCTGCCTAAACAGGTCTTCGGCAGAAACTCCACGTTCGAGAGCCTGACGGGATGTCTCAGTGCTAGTCGCGCGATCGAGCGGTCGTCCGTACCCGTCGTTTTCGATTTCGCTGGTAATCCGGCCCGGCTTGTATTCTCCGATCCTTTCGATGCCGAGGGCGCGAGAAGGAAGGAACTTTGGCTTGGGCTGCGCAGCACTCGTCCTCACAACGTCGGTTGGACCAGTCTTGTAGTCAGGCGTGCGAACCTTCGGGCCAGTTGCAGTCTCTTGGAAAACGTGCGCCAGAGCGTCGCCAAGACGCTGCCGAGCCTCCTTGGTGTTGTTCTTTGCAGGAAGGTCAGGGAACAACCGTTCCATGTGCCTGCGGCTAATAGCGGGGTTTTGTGTGGTGTTTTGTCCACGATGAACCTTGCCAACCACCCATCGAAGAAGCCCGGGATTTGCTCTAGCAACATTGGTCAAAATGTCCTTGTTGCTTTTGGCTTCCGGCATGAACTGGCGTTCGCTTGCAATCACCCGATCAAGCGACTCTTTGACCGCACGGGATCGCCTTGCAGCGGCAAAGACTCCTTCGACTGTAGTAACGCCCTTTAGAGCGTTGCCTACGGCTCTCGCCGCCTCTGGGTTGGTCGAAAGCCGTGCGTCGCGAATGACCTTGGCAACAAACGATCGCGGCTTGGTTTTAATCTTGTCCTTGTTAAGGCCAATGGTCCTTAGGAAATTGACAATTCCACTAGACCTCTGCTCTGCGGTTCTGCCTTCAACGCTAACCGAACGAATCCCCTTAGGGGATGGCGGGACGTTGATGACTCGGTTGCGTCGCTTGTCGAACTTTTCAACAAACTGCTGGCGCCGCTGCCTGATTGCGGATCGACCCTCATACAAGAAGTTGATTGACCCATCGCCAAACTGAGCGACATCGAGCGTCAATCCACGGCGTTGCGCTTCGGCAAGAGCCATGCCTCTAGTAACACCAACATTGCCTTGAGCATCAGCAAGCCTTGATCGAAGCGCCGGATCGCTGATACGGCCACCCTCGACATTGAAGCGGTAGCCAATGCCGTCAAGGCCACCAGCCATCAAGGCAACGTCGGGAAGTTGCCTGTCACCGAAGAACAGGATTTCTGCCAACTGCGTGTTGGTAATACCCGTCAGCAAGAATTCATTTTGACTAACTGCTTGTCGTTCTCTGTTTAGTTGTTCAAGCATTCCAACGCGGAACGCGTCGGAACGGTTGTCCATGTACGCCTTCTTTTCCGCTTCAGAAAGGCTGGACCATGTTTTCCATGCTTCTGCACCATCTTTTGCATCGCGAATCTTCCGCATTTCCTTGCTGAAATTCGCAGGCAGATGAAATCCGCCGATTGCACCGCCAATGAGGAAACTGCCAAACAAATGCTTAAGGCTGTCTCCACCGCTGTTCACCCACTTGTCGAGGGTGGCCATTCGATCTTCACTGTCGGTTAGTGAGTAAGCATCCATCAGGATGTCAAACATCACAAAGTCCTTGCCGGACTTTACGCCTCCAACAGCAGTTCTCGCCATTGAGCGACGCAACGCAGCATTCATCGTTGCCGTCGAGTACGGGCCGGAGTTCAGAAGGCCGCGAGAACCAGAGCCGGTTTTCGGGAACCTGTTGATTCCGGGGATGTTTCTTCCGATGAGATGCGCAATTGCCATGTGGGCAATGGCGTCTTGTGCAGCAAAGAACGCGTCGCCAGCATCCGGCTCTCTCCCTTGCATTGCTGCTCGGTCAAGTTGCCTTGCGTACGAGTTTGTAAATGAGTCTGCTCCAACCCGGTACAGGAAGGTGTTGAAAGATGTAACCGGCTTGTTCAAAAACGACTTGCTGGCATCGCCGAGTTCTCTGGCGACGCTGCCTAATTTTGCCGCGCCGGGAATTGCAGGAACGCCAGCCTTGGTTGCTGCACCTGCTGCGGCGGCTGCGCTTGGCCCCTTGCCAAAGAACGCCCTGTTGAAAAACGCCTTGGTGTCCTTGGCCATTTCCCCGGCAGCACGAACGCTTGCTGCGCCAGCACGAGTCGTGGCCAACTCGGCACCAAGAACCCTACCAGTGGCACGAATCCCCGGCCCAAGCGGGATTAGTTTTCCGGTAACAAACGATGTGGCCATGTCAAAAGCCAACATCGTTCCGATTTCAACACCGGTGTAAGCGGTATTTGCAAGGAACCCGTCGCCAGCAACCTGCTTGTACGCACCCCTGAAAACGCTGTTTTGAAAGTGACGCGTAGCAATTTCGTCGGATCTTGCGGAGATCCAGTTGTCGAACATCTCGGTGTCTAAACCAAGCGTTCTGCCACCAAGCGCGTACGCCCCAGCACCAAGTTCCGGGAGAAACTCAAGGGTTCTTTGGACAGTTTCTACAGCACTTGTAGCAGCGGCAATTCCAAGCCCGTACTGCCAACTGTACGAATCAATCTTCGATGGGTCGTCAATGTCCGTTGCGTACTCTTGCATACGCACATCGCGAGCCAACTCCGCGTCAATTAGCGCATCAAGGTGCCTTCTGTCTCTTGCTTGGTCGAGAAGCCTTTTTCTTGTTGCTGTCTCAAATCCAGTTCCGCCGAATGCTCCGAAGGAATCGGAGATGTTGCCGAAAAACCCTTGTGGCTTTTCAACTCCAACAGAGGCGTACAAGTCCTCCTTGGCTTTTCGTGCTTCTTCTTCCTCTGCAATCTTTTGAGTTTTCGCATCCTCGGTAAGATCGGTAGTTCCGCGCTGTTCGTTCGTAAAATCAGGGGGAACAAGATCGCGGGATCGCCAAAACGAATTTCGCCATTCGTCGTAATCTTCCCCGACCGCCTCCATCGTTTGGCGAAGGTTCAGGGAGTCTACGTCGTCGCCAAATTGCCGCTGCAAAGACGGCCCGTACATCTCTTTGAGGTTTTTGAGATACGCGGACTCGTCTTCTGCAAGTTGCTTTCCAAGGACCGCATAATCGGATTTTGATCCGAGACGACCCTCGTAGCCAGTGAAGCCTTCAGGGCTACCTTCTGGCTTATAGGAAATGCGAACAGGCTCATCCGGCTTTTGATCGCCGGGTTGGGCTTGTGTGCCTGTTGATTGAGCAACAGATTGAGACTCAATTTCCTTTTGCTTCTTATCGGTATAGAACGAAAGGAATGGATCAGTCTGGTATTGGGGCCGAGGTTCAGCCGCAGCCTGCGGCGGTTGAGCCTCAGGAGCGGGCTGGGCCTCAGGAGCGGGTGGGGCCGCTTCAACGGGAGCAGCCTTTGGCTCTGGAACTTGAATTGGTTCAGGTGTAACCGGTTGCTCTGCCTGCTGTGGCTGCGGTGTAACCGGGGGCTGCTCGGTAGTTTGCGGTGGAACCGCTTCAGTCTGGATTGGATCTTGTGCCATCAGTCCCGACCTTGGAGTAGATTGATAATTTCTTGTTCCGACCTACGCATATTAAGCATTGTTGCGCGGTCGAACCCAGAATCTGCCATTGCTTCGTCAAATACGCCCAGTTGATCGGCGGCCATTTGTGCCGCCATTTCCATCTTTTGCTTGTATGGAACATCTGGGTTGGTGCGCTCAAGTTCTCCCAGCGCCTTTGTCCTTGCATCTTCCATGAATGATTTTTCAATCATTTGGTAATACGGGCCAGCGCCCATTTCTGCAATCATTTCGTCCCGATTAAACCCGTACTTCTGGTCAAAGTTCTTGATGTACTGGCTGGCTGCAATGCTTGGGGATCTATCTTCAAGAGATTCAGCCTGACGAGCGGCACCGTCATACACCTCGCCGAACCCGGCTCCTTCTCGGCGAGATTGCATTTCTTCTTGAGTAAGCGCATTGGTTCTAAAACCAACCGACTCGGCGACTGCCTTGGCGATTGCCGGTCGTTGTTCAATCGGCAGGTCTGGGTATTTCGCCGTAATGAACTCGTCAATCTTTTCCATGACTGACGGATCGGATCCAAGAACAAGAGCCTCTGGGTTTTGTTCCGCAAGCGAGGAAAGACTGCTCCTCAGTTCCGTGGAGCGCTTGAACGAATCACTGCCGACTACGCCAAGTTCGTCAGAACCCATGGACGCGACCGGAGCGTTTCCTCTTGAGCCGCGCTCCAATGCAACGATTTGTCCAACACTGGTCGGCGATGCTACTGCTGTTTTCCCAACCATCTTTGCAGGAATGTTTTCGTCGCCAATCGAAATAACCGGGCCTCCTCCGGTCACGAACACCTGCGATCCTTCCGGCAAAGATTGGGTAGTACGGTCAGCAAAAATTTGCGGATCGCCTTCGTAGAACCGAATGTCCTCGCCAACCTTGGTTGCTTCTCGAAGGGCAGTACGTTCCCCTACAACTCGTTCGCGGACTTCGTCTGGAGTCGGATCTTGAACTTCCGCCTTCCTAAGTTCTTCAAGTTCTGCCTCGCGTCGCTGAAGTTCGGCAATTGCGTTTTCGCGAGCGGTGCCAACCATTCCGACATCAGCCAGTTTGAACTTGATTTGTTCAATCTGATCGACGCGTCCCCTGTACTTGTTTTCGAACGCTTCGTTGCGTTCTTTGACAAGATCCTCGCGGGCGTCAACAAGGCGCTTGCCGATGTCTTCGGACTCGTCTTTCTTGCTGGTTGCTCTGGTGGATGTAGTTCCAGCCGTCCCGCCGTCAGCCGTCGGCCTACCGGATTGTCCACGGCCCGGCTTGAATTGGCCGTCGCTGGTTACATATGACTGACCGGCAGGCAAAGCCTTGGCTTGATCATCATTGTCAATGACGGGGATAACAATGCCGCCAGCGGGCGTTGCGTCCGACTCGTAGAGAATGGCCGGAACTGCACGGGGGAGACCCTCCGTCTTGTACTCCAACAATCCATCCTCGCGGATGTATCCGCCTTCCGGCATCGCGCCAGCGGGAACACGGTCTGGCCGCCGAACGCTTTCCGTAATATCAACTCTTGGAGCACGCTCCGTTTGACGCTGGGGGGCCGCTCCTTCTCCACGGAAGAACGCCTCCTCCTGCATCATCAGGTCGTACTCTTCTTCGATAAAAGAATCAAGAGAACGCGCGGTGTTGCCTGACTTGATTGATTCATCAAGCCTCTTCCTTGCCCTGTCCAACACCTTTTCTCTGCGGCCTCGTTCTTCTTCGGCAAACTTTTCCTGTTGCTTTGAAAGTTCTTCCTGTTCTTTCTGGATCGCCCGACTTCCGCTTTCAATTCCGGATGCCATGCCCTGAGCATGATCACGCAACAAAGTTGACGCTCGGCCTGAAAGTTGTTGCGTCAATTGCTCTCTTTGCTGAGCACTCAGATTTACTCCGCCCGTTGCACCAAGATCGCGAAGCAACTTTCTTGCAGCGTTTCCTTGGACTCCGGGTTCTCTTGCCAAACTTTGGATTGCATCAACCGGAGACTTGCCGGGGTTCAACTGCTGAAAAGCAGCGTTGAAATCCTCAGCGGTCATCCCCTGACTGTCGGGAAGCGTGATACCGCCGCCCATGGAGTAAACCGTAGTTGACTCTTGCCCGCCCGGAATTCCGGTGAGTTTCACCGTTTCGCCGGTTTTGTATTGTCTTGGCTGTTCCTGTGCAGCAGCGGCTGCGCCAGCAGTACCCGGCCCTTGCCGATACTTTTTCATGGCCTCAGCACCGCCGTCAATCGCGGCGCGTGCATCTTCAAACATTGCCGGAAGACCTCTACGCGACCTTGCGCGTTCGGTCATCAGTTTGTTGAAACGATCTTTTTCGTCTTTAGCCCTTTCTCTGGCAAGATCGTCCCAACTTTGTGGCTGAGGTCCAGCACCATCTGTTGCTGGCGTGCTTGGAGACGGCGGACCCATTTCAAAGTCGGTTGCCGGTGGCCCCATCGACTCTGCTGGAGTTGGAGGACCGGCCAAATCTTGGCGTTGCCTGTTTGGATCATCCGGCCCCATCTGCCCACCAACCCCACCAGTCACATCTGGAGTTGGCAGTTCTGGACCCATCGCTCCTGCAACAGGATCCGGTTGAAACGGGCCTGTCTCTTTAGCGTCGTATTGTCCAGTTGGCTGATAATCTCTCCAGCCTTCAGTCCACGACTTGCTTGGTTCCGGCGCAGGCTGCTGGCCAAACCCCTCAGGAAGCGAGTTCGGTCCTCCCTGCTGGTTTCCAAACGCTGCACGATCAACGGGAGTCGGGCGCGTTCTTGCAGGTGGTCTTGGAGCCTGTGGGTCGAAGTCTCTCCAACCCTCGGTCCAATTTGGCTGCGTTTCTTGCTGTGGCTGGCCAAAATCCGGAGGCAAAGGCTGCCCCTGCCCGGGGTTATTAAAGGCTGTCGGGTCTACTTGGCTTGGGTCGTTTTGCTGTGCCATTGCTGCCTCAAGAAATCAAGCCGTCGCCGATCGTTTCGCCACCGGCGTAGTTTGAAGGGAGCGCGTAGCCAAGTGTTTGCATGTCGAAGAAGCGATCAAACTCGATCGTAAACTCTCCCTCTGCATTGTTTGTGATTTGGCTGGTGAACTCGTCGTCATATGCAAACCGAGTTGATCCGGGGATGATCTGATAGGCAACCCCACCGGCATCTGCACGGTGCATCTCAGCGAGACAAAGGTGGTCAACGTAAATACTGCAACCAGTGTTGAACGGCGTGTCTGTTTCAATCACGATGTAAGCACCCTTCGGGATGCTTTTTGGCGTCATGCAAACAAGAGTCTTCAGTTGGTAAGAAGTAGTGATTCCACCAATGGAGTTCCACGCAATGCTGATTTCCATCTTGCGATTCGAGTCAGCATTGTTTAGGACGGTAGACCCATCCGTAACGTAGACCTTGAAGTTTCCAGCCGTTGCAGTGCCATTTCGTCGAATTGCAAACGAAAGACTGTAAACAGTATCCGGCTTAATTCTTCCGAGCGTTCCAGATTGGGTGTTGAACGGCTGCGTTAGTTTTACCGCAGTCGAGCCATCTCCAACAATTTCAAGAGCGCTCGATCCAGCGTAGGCGGTTGCAGTTGAAAGCACCGTTGTTCCGGCACTGCCAGTAGCGATGTTCCAGAAATTCGGCGCGTTAGAAACAAACAACTCGAAGTCTGAGTTTCGGAGCGCGTTTTCGCCGGGGCCGGTTCCGTTCGTGTACGACGGGTTTGCGGCAAACACAACATGACGCAGGCCGCTTCCCTTCGGCCACTCTTCGTCAAGATGCTTCTCTGATCGTTGCCCGAGAACTTCAAACTGCTCGGCCTTTTCGGAAACGCGAGTGGTATTGGCATCGCGAATACATCTAGAACGAATCAGTTCTGTTTTGACGGATGGGTAGTCAACAACGGTTGGCGCGTACGTCTGTGATGCCAATGCCGAAACCAGCATCGTGCCGTTGCCGACGTTCGACCCGCCTGCTGTAACAGTTCCAATAGTGATAGTCGTTCCATCGACGCTAGAACTGTTGGCGTACATCTGCCTGACAAGTTCACGCAACGCTTGTTGCCTGTTCTTAAATTCGAGGCCGCCTCCGTATGCCGAAACAAGGTCGTCATCAACCATCTCAATGAGCGTGGTTTCAGCATCCTGTTGGATAAGTCTCAACAACCGCTCTGAGTCGTTGATCCGTGCCTCGATTTCCCTAGCCAAGTTCCCGACCATGAACATGTCCGCGTCCGAATACACGCTGACAACATCGGCATATTCGGTGCGAAGATTGTTTTGGTGGGTGCGAATAGTCTCGGCCATGCCAAACAACTTGCCGAGCCTAGAAAACAGGGTTGCGTATGTAACTGCCATCAGTCTGTCTTTCTTGGGAAGAACTGGTTAAGGCGTTTTCGGCGTTCGCCGCAGCCGCATGGCTTGCCTGTTTTGTTTTCAATTGCCTTGGCTATTTTATCAGCCTTTATGCCTTTTACCAGCAAGTGGACTAAATCTCCTGCACCCCGGATCTTGCCGCTGTAGTCATTGCATGACGAGCAATAGGCAGCATCTGGCCTGTAACCCATATGGCCGATCTTGCAATGCACTCCAAATTTGTGCTCGCATTCAGACGCATTCAAGGCCAATGTCCCAATCTGGGCCGGGTTCCGGCAATTGATTTTCTGGGATGAATTGCCACTTGGTGATTACGAGTTCGTGGTCAACCCGTGCTTCATGATCAAGTCTTCGTGCAACCGAAATGCCGGGCAACGGCCCCGGATCTGTACAAGGCCCGCCTCCGTAGCAATCCGTGTTGTAGGTCAAGTTTTCTGTACTGACCGCTCCATAGGACATACCAAACCCGTTCATAGCACAGTTGTCAGTTTTTGCCGTGACGGACCAAGTTACTGGAAGAACTCGGATGGAAAACTCGCTACACGGAACTGGTTCTGTCCAGCCCTGTTCGCAAGGCTCGTTGCATTGAACCGGGCAATCGCACTCTCCGATGTTTTTGTTGCAATCTTGAATGCTGTGGTAATTGAAAAAGACGAACTCTCTCGTCTTTTCGCACTGATCCGTTTCTTGAACCGGCCTGAAAAAGGTGGCGTTCCAATAGAGATCAGTCTCTAACTCTTCGACGGAAGAAGTCGACTCATCTATTTGAACGTCTCCGAATTGAAACAAAAACTCATAGTTGTCTTCCGTGTATTCGCCGAGCCTCCGACCAGCAATGTGAAAATCAAGCCTTTGAAAACAGGTCTCCGCTTCGTAATCCGAAAGAAGACACCTGTTCATGTTGAACGCTTGAGAAAATTCGCACGAAAGTTTCTGAGTCCCAAGACTAATAGAAGCGTCGGTAAGAATTGTCGGCTCTTGCTCGGCTGTAGAAAAACTTTTTGATTGAGAACTGTTTCCATACCTAGTTGGCGGAGGATCGTTTGGGCACCCGTTTAGATTGTCAAAACTGCTAACAGCGTTGTAGTTGCCGTTTTTTACCAGAAACAACGACCCTTTAAAATAATCATCACCAAGGTACGATCTGTAGCCTTCGAATGGAAAACCGGTCGGTTGTGTTTTAAGAATTGCTTTGAATGTAAAAACAAAATACATGTCAGCGAATTCTGACTCAGACGAATCTGCGGTGCCAAGACCTTGCCCGCAACATGGCCTCTCTTCAGATGTTTCGCTTGTTTCAACCAACGCCGAAATTGTGTATGTCCCGCAAATGAACACCCCGCCTCTTTCGCAATCGGCTTCTCCGCACGGCGCTTCGGTGCAGCAACATGCCATGTAAGCATTCACTGCTCAAACACCTCGGCGTAAACAAACATCGCGATATGGCTGGCGGCTGAAGCGTAAGCCTCTATTGTGTCCCCGGGTTCCATGTAAAACTCGGTGTCAAAAATCATCGTCGAATGCGAACTGATGTCGATGTTGTAAACAAGCGAATTGGCAATAGACGCGACATTGCCGCTTGGAACATGGTTGACGTAGAGCGACACGTTTCCAGAGTGCGTGTTTGCAAACCACATTGATTTCACGGTGATCCGCTGATTTTGTCCGCACGACACAATGGTCGCCGAATTTGTCGTCAGGGTTCCAGGCGCGTATCGCTTTAGCATTGGACTGAAAGCCTCGGCATTACTGATGCAAACATGTACGTTGTAGAGTTCAGTTCTTTTGCAAGAACGACAGTCCCTTGCTCAAGAGGATCTCTGGCAAGCGACAGCCCTGCCGGACGAACCAAAGGGAGGTTGTCAACAACCGACAAGTCGTAGCCATTCACGCCTTCGACTACGTTGAACTTGCTAAACCCGTCCCCATCCTCAAATACATCAAAAACGGATCCTGTGTATTTGATCGCGGGAAGAGTTCCGTATGTTCCAATTACTCCGCCCGAAGAGACCGCAAAAAACTTTGTAGTCACTTCAGAAGCGGACCCGCCGGATCTGTCTACGATCGCACGGAGACGGTTGAGGTCCGCATACAAATTGGAAAGCCGATTGACTTCGGTGCAAACATCAGCAAACAACTCTTTGAAGTCGTTGGAGAGAACCTTGATGTTTGTCGGTACTTCAATCCCCATCAGAATCCCCAAGGCACGTTTTCTGCGTACCACTCTTGCAACGAGTCGTCATAGTCAACACGCTGCTTGTAAAAGCCGTTTGGCGAAAATGTGTAGGAGTAAGTTCCGTAGTACCTGATCTGGGCACCGGATGGAACATAGAAGTCATACGACGGGCCGGTAGCCTTCATCTCGGCCCCGTCATATCGAACTGTTCCTGTCGGAGCAGCGAAAGTTCCAAAGTCGATGGCGGCGTTGAGATTGATTTTCCCAATGTTGTTCAACGCTTGATCTGGAAACGATGTGCTGCTGAACGGGATCTGGACGTTCACGACTGGCCGGTTGTAAACCCAAGGCTTCGGGGGATCTCTAGGGTCCGTGCTGAAATTGCCGCCGGGGTAAGCAAACTTCTTCCCGTTGCCTCCAAAAGGAAGCCCGCCCACAAACTCATCCGGCGTGCAATAAACCTCAATCCCCTCGTACGCCATTCGCAGGTTGACGAGGCCAGTGACCGTGCTTGGAATTGCTCCGTACTTACGACGAAGATATTGAACCGTGACCACCCAGCGACCCGGGCCGACTGCTTGGGCAGTAATCCCGTCGGCTTTGAGCGCTCCTTCGTCTGGGTGATTGACTGTTCCGTTTAGAGCCGCAGCATCGCTGATCACAGTTTCGATTGCGTCAGCCCTAGACCACGAATCAACCAAGAACTTTCTGGTAGCAGCATCCCGTTCGTAGTTCTGGAATGCAATCGTCAAAGACGATCCCGGAATGTCAGACGAGATGATGGTGCCCATTAGTCAGCCAACTGTGAAACGGTGTTGGACAGTCCCTGAAGTTCAACAAGGATCTGCTGAAGAATCCCGTTCATCGTTGCAAGCACGTTTTCGGTGTTGCCAGCATTCGCCTCTGCCTGACGGATGCCTTCCGGATCAATCGGGATTTGCTCTCGCTGCTCGGTAAGTTGTTGGGCGACCGCTTGCGGAGGCTCAGCGTTCTGTGCCGATGCAAGCAGTTCCTCAATGCGGCGTAGTGCTTCTGCTTCTTCTCTGCTTCCGTTCATGAGATCGTTTCCGCAATTGGGTACGAACCTGTGGCTTCGTAGCGATCCGTGATCTTGCCTTCGATCAAGATTGGAATGCCGACTTCGGTCCTTGCCCAATCAATCTTGGTTCGCTCCACCGCCATCCTGAATGAAATCCTGTGCAAGACTCCAGTTGCAAGATGCTTTCCAAGGGTGAGTTTCACATCGACCTGCTCGAGCGGGTACGACTGCAATCCAATCACTCTGTTGGAAATGATGTAGCCCTGAAAAGATGCCGAACCCTCAATGCGTCCAGTGTGAAACCGCTCTTGGTAAACCTCGGTCAATACGCTTGTTTGCTCTGGAGTTCCGTCAATCGTCGGCGTTTGGATGTCAATGGAGAACTTCACCACTTTAAGGGTGATTGTTTTCCCATTGTCGGTGCCGATGTCTGCCGCTGCGTCAAAAAGATCAGATGCAGCATTCGATTGGGCCTTGAGAAGTCTTTGGACTCCAGCCATATCAAGCCTCGTCGATGGCCTTGCCAGCCGTGAAACTGTCAGTGACGTTGCCTACGATGGCTACGCCAACGAGACCGCCGACACGGTTCCAGTCAACCACAACATTTGCAACCGCCAACTTGAACTTGTACGTTCGAGTTGCGGTTCCAACACCGAGCGTCATAACCACAGACACCGGGTTGTACTCGGTGATTGTTGCGGTAAGAAGGCGGTTAAAGTTGATGTGGTTGTCGGCCAACATAAATCCGCGCATGGTGATTTGGCCACGAAGTTCATTGTCGTGGTCGTAATGCGCAAGATCGTCGCCGTCACCAGTCGTGTCCTGAACCTTAGTGGTCAGGTTGAACTGGACCGTTTGCACCTTGAAGTAGAGCGTTGACCCCGAGGTGCCGATAGTAGAGCCGGTAGTGAGTATGGCACTACCAGCACTTTGCGGACGCAGTAGTGCTTCAGCGGGCATGGCGGCTCCTCGTCAACTATGGTTTACGCTCAGGACTGGGTGCCAACCACGGTCCACGTTGCCGAACCGAAGGTTCCGGTGTTGATGTACAACTTGCCGTTAGTCGTATCGACACCAAGAGCACCCTTGCCATAACCAGAAATGCCGTTAGAAGGGGCACCGGCAGCAAAGGTAAGGAACTTGCCCTCGAAATCGACACCCTTCTGGTCGTCGCCAAGATTAGCGCATGCGTTGTGAGACATTGTTTACCTCAAGGATAAATGGTGTTGTTGTGAGTAACAGTTTGGAGCCGCCGACGCGACGGCACATGGGTTGACTTGTCTGAATTGTCGGCGTTGTAACCGAACCCATCAGGCAAAGCATTGCGGCGATCGTAAGAAATTGATGCCGCCAGCCGTTCGATAAACCGGGCTTGCATCTTGCCCGGATTGTTGAACTCGTCGATCATCTGTTCTGCAACAGCAAGGCACGATGCAAGGATCGTTTCGCTGTGGACCATTGCCCCAACCGGGTAGTTGTTGTCGTCAGCGTTGGATGACGGGTCATCCGAGATGCTGTCAGTCATGACCGTGTAAGCAAAATGCAGATCGTACACAGCATCTGGAGCAGGCCAAACGGTCAACTCAAACCGCTGCTGGCTTGTAGTTCCAGCGACCACGGTCTTCGGAACAAGAGCAAAGTATTCCGGCTCATCCTTGCGGATGCTCTGCTCTGATCGCATGATCCTAATGGCCGACTCGTTGATCCACTGAAGAGGCACGTTTCCTTCGCCATCTTCATAGGTCACTTGACCCTTAAGCCCGCCAAAATCCGCCGGGAGTTCGTGGTCAAAGTCGTAAATTTCGTATGTGGTGCCAGCCGTCAGATTGGAACTGAATTCCCTATCGACGGTGATCAGGCTTGGGTTGACGTAGCCAGAAATGAGCCGCGATTCGCCGTTGGCGTAAATGGTTCTTCCAACCATCAGCACCGTGAAATTGGTGCCGCTACCGGTGACTGACGTAGAGGATGTCGAAATCGTTCCTGATGAGTGCGGTGCCGCTGTGGTTACAACGCCAAACCCTCGCAAGAACGACCATTCATGAGCGCTTGATTCGTTTGGAAGCGGCGTCGGGTTGTAGAACTGGCGCAGCCCACGTTCGATGACCGAGAGAACGTCCCCCTGTGCGTCGGTCGTGAGCGTGTCCCAGTCGGTCCCGCGACCAAAGCCCATGTATCGCTGGACTTCTGCCCGCAACTTTCCAAACGTAAGCATCAAGGTAGACATCAGCGTTTCACTCCGCCACCGTTACGCCACTTGTTGTTGTCTCTACCACGGTTGCCGTTTCGGGTCATGAGCCGAAGGTTGGAACGCGCGTTGTTGCAGGGGTTTCCGTCCTTGTGGTCAACTTCACGCGGGTCGCCAACCTTCAAGCCCATGATCCGACGAGCCTTGTTTCTACAAGAGCGACGGCGAATATCAGCCTTTGAAGACTGATACTTGGCGTAGATTTTCTTGTAGTTTCTGGCGGCCATTATTCAAAGAAGCAAACGAGCGGGTCAATGCTCTGTGCGGTCCCTGATGAGCAAGAGAACACCAGTGCTGAAAAGAGAGAGCACGGAATAACAACAAAGCCCGGAACGGTTGCACTACCAGCAACGCCGATGTAATCGTCGTTGTCAAAAGAACCGAACGTCGAAGCCGCAGTTCCGGTCTGTGACATTTCCGGGCCGCTGATCCCGGCCAGAGACATCATAAGACCGACCATGGACCCAGTACCAAAGGACGTTTCCTTGGTTACTGATGCTACAGCGCTCCATTCCCCATCGTAACCGACATTGAACTGGCCATTCGAAATGGCAACGCCGTTTGCGGATCCAGTAATTTTGATGATCTTGTTTGCTACAACGCTTTTGATCGACTGCGAACTTTCGCTGTCAAAATTGACGCCGTAAACGTCCACGACTGGAGCAACGCCGGTGTTGCTATGAGCAAGAGCAATAGCGGCGTACGAATAACCATCGCACACAACGCTCGGAAGCGAAGGCATCTCTCTTGAGATCGGCGATGGGGTTGTAATGATCGCGGTGGCCGCTTGGGTGCCAACGCTTTGCCATCCATACGAAATCATGGGCGACCTCCGCCGCCGATACCACCGATCCCTCCGGCCTTCTTGCGGATCCTAGACGTAGAAGACTTCTTCCCCTTGCTTCCAGACTTAGCCTTCGAACGACCGGCAACCCTTCCGTTGCTTTTTCCTGCTCTACGCATTGATTTCCTCCTTGATCTTTTGTGCAAGTTCTTGGCCCTTGGCAAGGCCAGCGTTGTAAGAGTCTTCCTTTTCCTTGGCGACAACCTTGTCTTCGCCCGGACGCTTCAGGAACCAGCCAGCCAGAAGGCTCAGGCCAGAGAAAAGAACCGCGCCGCCGGGGAACGTGTTGCTGACTTCGCCAAGGGCACCCATGCCAAGAGCGGTAACGTCGTTGATGAGTGCAACGCGGGCGTTGGCGTCAGAAATGTTAGAGGCCAGTGCTTCGCTGTTGGCCTGAACCCAGTTCTCCCACTGGCTCCAAATGTAATCGGAGTTTGCGAGAGTCTCGGTTTCGTTGGCGTCGATCGCACCCTGAACGCCGCTAGGGACATCGAACTTGATCATCTTCTGCAAGTCACAGCCCTGAACGGTCAGGCCGATGATGAGGACGCCAACGGCAGCCATGGCGATGTAGTAGACCTTCTTGTCAATCACTGTTTGTCTCCAGCCTATAGATTCGCTGCTTGAGTTCAACAAGAACTCGGTCGTGTTCCGAATCCTTGGTCATGCCCTCAACCTGTGCCTTCACCAGATCTTGCACGATGGTTTGCAACTGGTTGAGATTTGATTCCGTCGATTCGATCTGTTGGTCTTTTCTGCCAATAGCCATAAATACTGTGGCCACACCAATGACAAGCATCAAAGCCTGCAATCCGTGGAGAACGGTTTGAACGTGGAATTCCGTCCTCTCAGAGTTAGTCATCGGAATCTTCCTCAATCTCGGCGTAAACCAAGGTTTCTGTTTGAAATGCGTGGTGAATCAAACTGTTGCACAGCAATTCGTTTCCAAACTGGGCAACAAACGATCTGCTTCGGTTCTTCTTGGTGGAAGTTCCAATTACGACAATTGCGTCACAGCCAGATTCTACCATTTCCGCTGCGAACTTAGCCGTAATTCTCTGCTGTTCCGGTGTCAGGCTGGTGCTAATCATCTGGCCTCCAAGATTTCGTAATCGAGCGATTCTGTATCGGAACGATGGTAAACCCTGAGCCAATAGGCACCGTTCGGCTTCGGGGGGCCACCTCGATGGTTGTGCCAGCCGTCGCCTCCCGAAAACTCGTCCTTGTATCCGGGGATACGGACATGCGTTTGCCTATCAATGGTTGCCTTGCCGTTGATGTTCAGCCTTGAACGAGCGACCGGGACCACCCAAGAGTCGTGGGTGTGGCCGCTAACAACAATTTCAGCGTCCGGCAAATAGACGCTCATTCTGTTTGTCTGAATAACACCCCTAGTAACCGGGCCTCCTCCGCCGTAGCCATGGTGGTAATACATCACGACACTGCCCGAGGATTTTCCGTCCGGCCTTACCCCTTTGAATCTGATGTAACCGCAGTACGCACCAACGACCGGATTCCCAGAGGAGGACCGGCCAAGTTTTTCAGCCAGCCGCTCAGTGAGATCGGTTTCGTGCCGCTTCAGGATCGCCGTTTCGTGGTTCCCTTGTGACATGAACAGCCAGTTTTTTGCATACGGCGAGTAGAAGTCTGCCGCCGTTTCGACGAGCGAGTCGAGGTATCGGCCTTCTTTGTGCTCTGGCCTGCATTGCGTCGTGTCGGCACGGTGGTCCCACTTTCCTTGCATAGCGCAAAAAAGATCGCCGAAGTCCAATACCCCGGCGTTCTTTTGGACAGCCTCGTCCAGATGCTTCTTTTCTAGATCCCAGTTTGTGTGAGCGTTGTCGTGGTGACGGTCGCTCGACAGCAAGAACCACTGCTCCCAATTCCTGAAGGCAACTGGGAATTCGACTTCGTGGCTGTCTCTGCTGATTGTTTTGACTTTGGCGTCCACGCGTACCCCCCAAAAAAGAATCGCTGGCTGAGCATCAAAACTCCGCCAGCGATTCCAGTAAGAGATAGCGTACTAATAATAGCCTACACCTTAAAGCCATTCACCTCAATTTGAACAAAAGTTGATTTGTCCGGGCTTTTTTCTTGCTCAACGACAAGATTTATATGGTGTGGCGTATCGCCCAAGATGATCCCAAGTTCTCGCATGGCATCCAATAGAAGTTTTACCGAACCGTACAAGTTGTCCAAGTCGTACTGTCTCTTGCGGTAGCCATAGAACCGGGTGATTTTTACATCCGACTTTTCGGCGAATGTTCCCTCGATTGGGTCGCCATAACCAGTCAGTTGAATGCTCGTCGCTTTCTTAAGTCTGGTCCTCTGGGCGAAGTGCATTCTCAACAGCCTGTTGGGGCTTGTTAGGTCGAAGTCCGGGATTGTGGCTTTCCACGATTGCCTTGATGTGGTCATAGATGATGTCCACCTGCTGTTGAATCGGGCGGTTCGCGGAGGCAACTTCCATGAACTCGACTTGTCTTTCCTTCGGCAACCTCATGATGAAGTCGGTGATGAAGGATAGTTTGTCGTCGTAACTAACGGATTGATGCACGCTTCGCCTCCGAAATAAGTTCCAAGACATCTCCCCTTGTTGCGCCGCTGGCTACCCACTCGCGAGCATCCTTGGCTCCCTTGGGGGTGATGATGCAGGACTTGTTGAGTTTGAGTGCTAGCCTCTTGGCTCCGTCAACGCCGGGGCCGTCATTGTCAGCGACGATGGCCACGGGGTTTGACTGCACAAGTTCCTTGAGAAGCCTGTCACCCGAATTGCAAGACGGACGCCCGACGGCGTTGAAGCCGAGATCAAGCATTGCTGCTGTGTCGGTCGGGCCTTCGCAAATGACGACTGCTTTGGCAAGGGTAAAAGACTGGGGGATAAACAAACCCTGCTTGCTTCCCTTCTGTGCGTACTTGCTTCCATCTCTGTTCCTGTAACGGATCCCGAGAAACCTTCGGCCCTGCCGAGTCATCGGGAACACAAACGAGTCTTTGATTTTGGAGTAACCGACGCCGAGCAAATCGAGCGACTTCGAAGAAACACCGAGGTCGCGAGAAAGGGATTCGATCACATCCTTTGCCGCTTGTCTACGCATGTTTGCGTAAATCTCGGCAAGGATCTGATTGTGCTCTGGAAGTGGCTTTGGCGAAACACGCAGCCTCGGCTTCGGGGCGTCGTCATCGCCGAACTTGTGGAGCCATCCAGAACCTTCGATGTAAGCGACCGATCCCTTTTCCTCCCTTGGGCAAATCGAAGCGCTGCTGTTGACGGCGATCAAACACCAGTCGGATTTGCCGCAGATCGGGCATCGTCTACTACCGTTTACTCTTACCCACTCTGATTCCATTGCTATCTCCAAGATTGCGGGGGCCGGGGCCGGTGGACGATAACCCCGACCCCCGCTGGGTCAACCTGCCATCGGCTTCCATCCATTGCGGGCGAGTTGATCGAGAAGGTTTGACGCCTCCTTGAACGACATGTTCCCGGTCTGAAAGCCGTACTTGTTCAATACTCTTGCTTGCTTGAGCGAGCACTTCTTTTTCTTGATCCGTCGGATCAATTCCGAATGCAGAAGACGCTGCTCTTGCGGTGTGTAATTCTGGGGTTCAATTCCGTTTCTGGTCAACAATGCGAGTTGGTTGCCAGAGAGAGTCCGACCGGTCGGAATGAACTTGGCTGACTCACGGCGAACCCCAAGTGCGGAGAACGGGTCTGTTTCGTTGATCTTGTAGTTGACCTTCCCGGCCTTGATCAACTTCCTCTTCGCCCGCTCCTTCTCTTCCTCCTCGATTTCAACCTTGGCAATCTCCACCGCCTCGGCAACATCGTTGGTAACACCCTTGTCAACGATTTCGTATGCCCGGTCGAGAACCTCATCCGGCTCCTCGCCGCCGAGAATATCCGTGGCGTGAATGAGTCGGTGCTGACCGCTGTTGCCAGCGAAGTCGATCACCATGCAGTGTGGCTTGTCGGAGGCGGCAATGGCGGCACGACGGTCCTCTGGGTTATCGTGCCTATCTGGAACGCCGGGGGAAGGCCGCGTGCCCCGTCCCACCATCTGGGCATAGAGGCTACGGCTCTTTGTGGGTCTGGCCATAACCACGCAGCCGACCCCCGGCGCATCGAACCCTTCAGTCGCCACTCCGACGTTGACGAGAATCTGAAGGGCACCGCTCTTGAAACGAGCGATGACATCTCTCCGTCGGTCCGGCTCCATAGCACCGGACACGAACCCAGCAGAGTTCGGGCGGTAGCGGTCAAAGATTTCCGCTAGCCGCTCGGCCTGTTTGACTGAAGCAGCAAAAACAATTGTCTGCTTGTCGCCGATCAAGTCTAGCGTCGGCACAGCAACACCGTGCAAGACTTTCTCGAACTCCATCACCGCTGCCAGATCCTTCTTGTTCAAGTCGCCAGCGGTGGAGCGAACATTTGTGAAGTCGAGGCCATCGACATTCACCACCGTGTTCTTGATCGGGACGAGCCACCCGTCCTCAATCGCCTGTCGAATGTTGTAGTCGAAGGCGACCGCCTCGAACACGGAACCCAACGCCAACTTGTCTGCACGGTCTGGCGTGGCGGTGAAACCCAAAATTCTGCAACTAGGGTTAATTTTGTGGAACCAATCGACGACTCGTCGATATGAATCAGAAACAGCGTGGTGAGCCTCATCGAAGATCACCAGACTGAACTCATCAGGAGAGAACCGTTCCATCCTTCTTCCTGATTTCATCCGTGCGTTGAGCGTCTGCACGGAGGCGACGACGACCTTCGACTTGCCGAAGAACGATTCGTTCGCCCACAAGATCGACTGCTCGATCTCGGGACGCTCACCCATCACAGACTCGATCTTGTCCGCAGCCTGAACAAGCAGTTCCTCACGGTGAGCGATCACCATGACGCGCTTGGTGGCCATGCGTGCAGCCTCGGCGAACAGCACGGTCTTGCCGGTGCCTGTCGGAGAAACAACAAGTGCAGACTTGTGCGAACGGAGGGTGTCGCATACCCCCTTGATCGCTTTGTTCTGGTAGTCACGAAGTTTCATTCGTCGTCTTCCTCTGGGAGATCGGGCGACTCATCGCCCCACTCCATCTTCCAGATGCACAACGTGCAATAGATATCAGCCTGAAACTTGGCCTTCCCGCATCCGGGGCAGAGGCTCGGCATCTTTGAGCCTGTGATCGGGATGCCGTCCTTGTGGTAGTAGTGGTTGATCGCTTTGCTATCTCTTTGTTCGCTCATTGTTCGTTCACAATCTCTCGGGCCTTTGGAATCCAACCGAGATCCTTGCATGAAGGACACCCGGTTCCGTTGCACTTGGGGCAGATTGCGTTCGGCATCGAAAACTTGATCGACTCCGCCGCATCTCGAATCTTGATTGCTACCGGCTGGAACTGAATCCATGCCCCATCCGGCGTGTTGCTCAGCGTTTGAAGCAGGCTCTTGGCCTGACGAAGCATGGAGATCACTTCCTCGAACGGCTCTGCAACATCGTTGATGTTGATTGGAACCGCAGTATCACCGGTTGCCCGGTCGAGAACTTCCTGCTCGGCACGGGCCTTCTTCAGCAGACCGCCCGTGACCTTCTTGCCGCTCTCGGCTGCTCGCTCCTCCGCTCGATCCCAAACCTCCTTGGCTTTCTCGACATCAAGACCTTCGAGAGCAAGAGACTGGTTGGGGTTTTCGACGGGGACTCCTGCCTCAACCATCTTGGCGGCGTTGATGCAGCGGTAAACGTACTGCTTTGAATAGCCGAGTCGCTCCTTGCAGAACTGCTCGAAGGAACTGAACTCCATCTTCCAGTACGCATTCTGGTAAATCTCCAGCAGGTACACCAACTTGTCGTACTCGCACTTGTGGATGCGATCGACCAAGTATTCAACACGATCAAGAATCTCGACCTCTGTCGATGGCGCATCGGGGATGTACGGAACATTCTGCTTGTGCAACATCTGAGATGCGTGAACGATTTCGGTTGTCTCTTCAGAACTCAAGGTTGTCTCCGTTTTCATCGGTGGGGTTCAACTTGTGCATCAGCCCGTCAAACTCTTCTGTAAAGCAGTCGGCGAAATCCACGCTTCGTGACCTGCACTCCCTTGCCCACAGCAGGATGATTCCAAGCGAGATATCGTCGCACGGCTTGGGAAGCCCGGCAGCATCGAGGATGTTGACGAGCGCCTTGATCGCATCTTCCCGGGGCATCTCTGCCCAGTTTTCAATCTCTTCGATCAACGCCTGACGAACCGGGATTGGCTCATCGTCAACTACAGTTGACGTTTGGTCGCTTTGTTCTTGCTTAGGAACCTCACGCTGCGGCGGCGGCGGTGCGGAATTTGACGGAGCATCAACTTCCATCTCTCCGTGCTGCTCGACGTACACCGGGGCGGCGCCGAGTGCGTCTGGGCAATGCGCCCGGTAGCCAGCCGAGATGCAGCGGGCGAACAGCATCGCCTCCGGGTACTGCTTCCAAGTGAAGTTCTTGGTCAGGTTCGCACGCTGGGCCTGCGCCATCGTGAATCGGTGCTTGCCGAGCGGGTGCCGACCGGACGCATCGACCCGGAAGAACTGGATCTCGCACTCCTTGTCGGAGTTCAGCAGCACCTCATAGTCGTACTTGCCGCTGGCCTTGATCGCGGCGGCCATGACGTTGGCGTGCATATTGACCTTGCCTTGGCGAAGGTACAGGCCAGTCACCGAGTCATAGTCAGAAATGCCGAAGCCTCGGCCAATGATCAGTAGGGTCGCGGCGGACTCTACGGACTTCAGATCGGGGAACATGCCCGACCGCACGAACATTTCGGCGGTCTGGTCAATGGACATCGGGTAGTTCATCGGGTGCTATCTCCAAGATGTGCCGTGTCGAAACGGGTGCAGAACGCTTCTGCCTCACAGATTCTACAGGATACCGGGCTAGGGTTCAATGGGAAAACATCGTTTTCGATCATTTTTGCCCGCATTCGGAGTTCTTCCTTGATGCGTTCCTCTTGATTCTGGTCGTACTCGACCCTGTAGAGGATTGATCGAAGCGGCCTGTGGTCGCCCTTGACGAACTCCTGCTCCTCGCCAGCGTCGTTGAACGCGGTCGTTCGTCTGGCGTAGGGCTTGAGCGACGGAAGGTGGAACCAAACGAGCACCGGCGGTTCGCCGAAGTCGCACCACTCGAACCCCTCGGGTCCACACTTGAGCGAGCCTTCCTTCACCATCAAGTAGTAGAGGGCGAACTGCATGTATCTTGCAAGATACATGTGAGAAGGCTGGTCCTCCCGCCACTTCCAATCGAAAACAATGATCCGGCCCTTTCCGTAGCCGAACACGCCGTCGTTGTCTCGAACAACAAGATCGAGATGCGAAGCGAAGTCGATTCCGTCGAGGGAGTATCTGGCTGGGACTTCCGTTCCAATCAATGTGCATCGCTCGAATCGTTGGGCGAATCGCTCGATGTAAATATGAACGATGCTTGTCACCTCGGCAAGAATGTCTTGGCGGTTGTTTTCGACCGCTTCGCTAAGCATTCTGTTTTCTTCGGCAAGCGTCTTCTGTACATCAGACGCAGCGATGACGACTGTTTCGGACGGGTCGCTTTGGAAACCCTGCTGGTGCAGCAGTTCGCAAGCACGACCAGCAACAAGACCACGATAAAGAGCAGTGGTCGCAACGCCTTCAATTTCAGAGTTCAGCCTGTGCCAAACTTTCCGAAGGCAATCCGCCGTCAGTTCGCTGCTGTGTATTTCCGCTAATCTCATCAGTGCTATCTCCGTTTGCAATGTTGGTTCGCGAACCAACCTTCCTTTCAACAATGATCGAACAGATCATCGTCTCGATCTTCTGGGCGTACTCAAGAGTCGGCGACGCCTTGCCGTTCAAAACGTTGTAGAAATGCGACAGGTTGACCTTTAGACGCATTGCTACTTCTCTCGCAGAGATGCCGTTGACCTTCATCATCGCCCTCCACACGTTCGGCAGGTTCGTGTATTGGGGATCGCAATCGTTCATTCATGCTCCAGTTGGCTATCACGCGCTATCATCAGCGCTGTCATGGGTATCACGCGACCCGACGCGAGCCGAAGCCCGCGCCGGGTCAGAGAGAAAGAGATGACTACTTGACGCCGAGTTGTTCCTTGAGCGAGGCAACGTCGGCCTCGAGATTCACAACCCGCGCGCAAAGACCAGCATACGAGATGGTGCGGGACAAGTGGTCCGTGCTCGCCTTGGGCTTGGGCCAGTCAAAGCCCAGTTCGCCGGAGCGAGCCATCTCGCCGATGGTCGAGATCGACACCTCGATGCCGATCGCTTGGCTGACCTTCTTGGCAACATCAGCCTGAGTCGGCTTGTTGTCTTGGATCCACTGCTTGTTCTCGATCAGCCAGCGGATAACTGCAACCTTAGCCTTGATGGTGATCCTACTCATTACTATCTCCGATTCTGGAGGCCAAGAGTTCGGCTACTCCTTCGTAGCCAAGACTCATGAAAAGCGCCGTGTCTACTTCGCACGACCGCATGTTGGACAAAACGATGACGGCAAGATCGACCATCAGTTGGTCGGTGGTGCTGCCGTCGGATGGGTATGAGTCGAGACGCTTCCGAAGAAGCGATCCAACCTTGGTTGCCATTGAACCCATTGTGCTTCTCCTAAGTTGGTTCGCGAACCAACCACCTGCAACGGGCCAATTGTATGGGATATGGGGCTGATGTCAACCCCAATCCCATACAATATTGGAAACTATTCATCAGTTTCCTCGGGCCAATCCCCATAGATGTTGAAGTGGTTGAAATCCCGAAGGGGCTTGTCCTGCTTGATCAGTTCGTTCAACACCGGGTACGGGCTGAACATGTCGAACGGGTCTGGAGCCTCCTCGGGGGACATGTGCCGTGGCATCCGCTGAATCTGCGAATGCCAAAGGCCATACTCCCTGAGGAAGAGTGCGGCTGCGAACGTCACATAGAACCGGTTGAGGCGTCTCTGTGGATCCTCGAGTTTGGTGAGTTTTTCCTTCCAAACATCGGAAGACTGCTTGAACAACTTCCAACCCCAACGAGTCGTTTTCAGGGTTGCATCACGGATCGCCTGTGGGCAACCCATGATTGACGCAGCATCCGAGATAAAGAACTTCGGCTCGCTGGCGTTGAGTTCGCCAGCGTCCACATTGTCCACGTTCATTGACGCGGCAATCATTCCCGGCGGGGCATTGTGGACATCGCTAACCAGTTGCTCGAAAGCAATGACCAACTGGACCGCACCGTCGCCGCACTTGTTGTCCTCGATGTAAGACAACGCTGCGGCACCGCTGCGGCAGAACTCGAGCCAGCAATCGCAGCCCTCTTGTTCTTCTTCTGACATGCTCAACCTTTCATTGAGTTGGTTCGCGAACCAACATGTTGTAGTGATGGGGCACCCCCAACGCGGGGGTGCCCCCATTCAACTCACTTGCACACAGAACACAGGCGGGTGATTAGTGACGCCGCCAACTGCTTGGACGGATCAGTGATCTTTGCCACGCCCGGCACATCCCATCGACAGCCGGGGAGCGCCATCTCGCAGGCGTGCCACCCAAGAAGGATCGGGTAGAACTCGATCCCATCCTGAGTCATTTGCCGAACTTGCTTGCGACAGTCTGGTGTTGACCCGTCGCATATAAAGAAGAACACTTTGCGTGGAGTCTTCATTAGCCCAAGTTGGGCCTCGCCAGCATTGATCGCCTGCTCCGAGTCGGTGCCGCTGGACAACACAAGGCCGAACCTCTGCCTGCAAGCAGCCATCGACTGCGACCACTGCTTGTCGATGTACACCTCATCGCTATACCTGCCGATGCACACCTTGATCCCGGCACGCTCACAAGCGTGACCGATCATGGCAGCAGAACGCCAAGCAGGCGTGTCGTACGAACCTGCCATCGAACCACTGTCGTCAACCATGATGACGACGCTGGTTCCGATCTTGGGCACAGCAATCTTCTTCCGAAGAATGTTGTTGGTCAGACCCTGCATAAAATCGGGGACTGACCTTTGTACGAGGCGGACACCTTGATCCTTCGGAGAGGACAACCCGTGACGGGACTGCCCACGCAAAAGGTTGATCAGTGGTGTGGCACCGGCGGCGGCACGCCTACCCCACTCCCAGTTCCTCTTCCCGTCTTTGGGGATTGCATCTGGATCTAGCCTAGAAGAAGACAGGCCATAAAATGTGCCGCCAGATTTGATAACAGAATCCAGATCGACACGATCCTCCTTCTTGTCGGTCATGATTGATTCGGCAGCCTGCTCAACCATGCCGCCGCCGAAGTTTCTCCTTTCGTCGTCATCGCATCTTTCGTGCGACGCTTTTGTAAGCGCATCCGAGTAGTCGGTTGATGTTCCATCTTGGTTGTCCTGCTGATCGTCTCGCTCTTGCTCGAATAGGTCAGCCAACTTCCGCCAGATCCTCATAGCCAAAGGCTCTAGCGACCTTGTATCTTTGTACCTAGTCACGCCAATCGAGTCGATCTCGGCGAAAAACTCCCGGACTCCATCCATGCACAAGTCGAGCATGGGGATTCCGGTCTTCGTGTTCCTGCGTGACGGGTCAACAAACGCACCAAAGATTGCGTTGACCACGCCCATCTCAGCAGAAACACTGTCCGGGTCCATTGCCCTTACGGCCTGATCCCAAATCCTCTGTGTGATCTGATGACCACGGTTGAAGATTTGCATGGACCCACCCAACGCATTGCGTTCAATGCGTTCGATACGCACATCTTCGAGTGCGTTGTGAATGGAGTGCTGGATCTTCAAGTCCCAAGGTGACGGGGATTCCGAGTGCTTGATGTGTGCTGCTTCGTGGTGAAGCAGGTAGCGAACGAAGTCGATCTCGTCCGCACTCAGGCGACGCTTCATCGCCTGAGGAAGTTGAATCTCATCCGTGCCGTTGGTACACGGTCGAGATCCAGCAACAACCTTGACGCCACGTTGAAGAAGCATCGACGCCGATCGGGCGATCGTGTCGCTTACGTCGTACACGAACGTCTTGAATGAATAAAAGTAGTCGTCGAACATTGCTAACTCCTGTTGGTTCGCGAACCAACTCAATCGAGGGAGATGTGGCTGACGACCAACTCGTTAGCCACGCGACGATCCGCCTGCGGAAGTGCGGCGATGATGCACTGGGCCAGTGCCTTCTTCTTGCCGACACCACGGGCACGGGTAGACGCGTACCCGATCAGGTGCCGCAAGCACACCGGCTCGGACATCCCGTCGAACGACTCGCCGGAGTCCACAGACTCGACGCTGCGACGGGTGGCGTTGGCAAACGCCACCACTTGTTCAGCCTCCTGAACATCGAGGCCATAAGTCGTGAGCAACACCTGCTCATGAGTTGGGTCCATGTAGTCCACGATGAACGTGGACTTGATGCGTGAGTTGAACGCTGAGTCGGAGATGTTCGCCGACGCGTGCCGACCAGACACGTCACCGTGCCCACTGGTGTTGCGGGTGAGCACGAACCGCAGGTTGCCGCAGTTCTTGATGACCTCGCCGTTGGGCAGGGTGTAATCCCTACCCTCGACTACCCCGTGGAAGTCTGACTGGACCTCCGACGGGGCATGGTCGAACTCGTCGAACACGATCAAGTGGGGGATATCTGGCGACGCCTCGGCGGCACGCATCGCGACGGTGATCTCACCGTCCACGAAGACTTGCTGACCGCCACGGATCTTGTCCACGCCGATCAGTTGTTCGATCGGCTTGTCTCTGGTGAACTGCACGACAGTGCATGGGATGCCCATCACATGGGCAGACTGACGGCAGATCGTGGTCTTGCCGGTGCCGGGCGCACCGATCAGGCTGACCACGGGGTCTCCGAGAACGGCGTTCATGAAGTCCACTGCATTGAACTTCACGTTGTCGGCACCTTGGCCGACACGCATCGAGGCCGACCAAAACTCGAGCGAGTAGTTGTCGATGGCCGCAGGTGCGTTGGGCGATGCGAAGAACGGAATGTCCTCGCCCATGACCATGACCGTGCCCGGCGAACTCGGCAGAGCGATCGGTCTGCTGGCCTGAATGCTGGCCGCCAACTGCGCCCGCTTGGCTTCGAGGTCGTCCAGTTTGTTCTGGATCTTCTCAACCTCAGCCCGGAGGCTGCTGACCTGTTGGTTCGCGAACCAACATCGAGTCTTCATCGTCTCATGGGCGAGTTGGGCATCCGTCACATTGACGCCCGCAGACGCAAGAGAGTAGAGGCTCTTGGATCCCGCTACGACGGTTTCGTCGTACAGGTATCCGGTCCAGCCCCGCCTGTTGGCGGTGGCGATTACAGGGATGTGGGTTTGGATTGAAGCCGGTAGAGGCTTCGCCTGTTGCTTGTTGGAGAGGTCGAACATAGCGAACTCCGGCTCACGGTCGGCGGTTTCGCAGATGTCCACGACCACGTTGATGTGCCTAGTGATCTCCGTACATTCAGTGTTGACCGCCTCGTATTGGCGACGATGCTCCGCAATCGCGAAAAGGACATCCTCCTTCTTCACTGATGCGGGCGACAGCCCGAGAGCGTTGGCGATCTCTCTCGCCCGGACGCTCTTCATCGCTTGCCAAGCAGCGTCCGACATGTCGTCGTAGTTCGGAAGTGCGGCGGTCACAATGGACCGCCACTCTTCCTCGGTCAGAGATGACTGGCCCTGCGTTACGCCGTGATTGGCGAAGACCGTCATGTATGCGGCGGCGGCGAACTGCTCTAGTTTGACCCGTTCAAGGGTCTTGCCGCCCAACAGTTCGAACTGCTCGACGAGCAGTCGGCGGTCGAACTGCTTCTGGATTTGCCCGTCCTCGAACCACACCTTGAGGAAAGGTGCGTGGTTGCGGTCGATCGAGACGCCGATGGCTGGGGAGCCGTCGTCTGCTTGGTACACCTCTTGGCAGACGATTGCGGCCACTACCGTTCCGACCGTAATCGTGACTCGACGGGAAGTGACGATCGACTGAGAATCGTGCGAGATACGCATTGCTAACTCCAACTTGTGGTTGGTTCGCGAACCAACCGTTACATGGTCGCCCGTGGAACACCCACAGGCCGTGAATAGAAAACCCCACCGCCGACCCGAAGGCCGACGGTGGAGCAGTCAAGGAGGCTGGATCAATCGACGACAACAGGGTCGTCGCTACGGCATTCCCGTGCGAGCCACAGGCACAGGGCGGACGCCTTGATGTACGACTCGTAGTCGCACCCGTCCCATTCCACGGCACGACGGAGGAGTTCGTCGGAAGCCGCACGAAGTCGATCGGCGGTGACGTAGTGGTCGTGCGACGGGTCGCCGTCGGCACGCACGACTGCCGCCGCCATGTGCGTGATCAAGGACAGGTTCACGCCCAACGGCTTGGCCTTGTCTGGCGTGTTGGTTCGCGAACCAACTTGCGAACCCTCGCAAACGGGGCAGAGGTCGGACGACTCGAGGTCGTGGTGGCCGTTACAGATGGTGCATCGCTGCATGGTGCTAACTCCTGACTTGTGGTTGGTTCGCGAACCAACCGTGAAGGTGGCGTCGGGGAGACGTACCCCGACCGTGTGTGCATTATACCATAAACAATACACTTGTCAACCCCTTTATATGCTAAGCCAAAGTTGCCGCCCGTCAACTATAGTTGACTGCCCGGCGCTCGAGCCTCCCTTCGCGCGTGATGGACGCTGGCCATGTTGGTTCGCGAACCAACCGCCCCGGCTGCGTTGGTTGGTTGGTTGGATGGTTGGTTGGTTGGTTGGTCGGTTGGCCGGTTGGGCGGTCGGGTCGGGTCGGCGTGATACCCAAGTGACAGCGCGCGTGATAGCGTTGGATGACAGCGCTCCGTGATAGCGACCGGGCCTCGAGCGCCCGATCGTCCAGCCGTGCATCGTCCAGGCCGCCCGCCGTCCGCGCATGAAACAACCCGCCCCACGCCGAAGCGCGGGACGGGTTGCGGGTTGCGGGTTGATTCGCGAATCAACCGCCCTTGGCGGACTTGGCGGTGGCGGTGGCGACCTTGCCAAGCGCCGCCACCTCCGACCATCCGAGAGTGGCGACGAGCGACACAATCAACGCATCCCACGACGCGCGGCCGCGCCCCTCCGCCATGTCGATAGCATGCATCGACCCGATAGCATCGACGGCGGTGGCGATAGCATCCGCCCGCGTCACGGGGACCGGATCCCCGCCCTCCGACGATGCGGGCGCCTTGTCCTTCCGCGCCTTCCGGCGCTTGTCGGTTGCGTTCAACCGCGCTTGAGCGGACTCCGAATCCGGGAAGGCGTCCCGAATGGTAGTGGCGACCGCCACCTCAGCATGGTCGGACTCGGCCACCGACACGGTGGCGATACCCTTCCGAGTCTCGTCCCTCGCGACGACCTTAGCGACCTTAGAGGGTACTCCGGACTTCTCCACCTCCGTCGCGCGCTCCCTCGCCACCGCATCGAGTCCCCTTTTCCACTCGACGAGCGCCTTCCGCCCGGACTGCGCCACCGAGTCCGGCGCGTTCCACTCGACAATGGCCACCGCCGCCGCTACCCATTCCGATGCGGTGGACTTGTCGCACGAATCCATGCCGAACCACTGCGCCACCGTGTCCGGCGCCTTGGTGACGACCATGTCGGACAAGTCCCCGGACGTGAGGCGATACAGTCCCCGGAGAGTGGCGACCATGTCGGACTCCGCCGCGCTCATAGACTTCTCAGCGGACAAGTAGTCGGAGTGGGCGACACGCGCCGAGAGGTGGAGGGACTCGAGCGCCTCCGCGTCGGACTTCGCGAGGTGGAGAGTGGACGAGCCGAACGAGTACTGAGCGAGATGCATGGTGGCATCCTCCGATAGTGGGTTGATTCGCGAACCAACCCGGGTTTCCGCCCCCATGGCGACATGCCATGGGCGACGCGTTCATCTTAGCCTATATCGGATGCCACGCAACCCCTACTGCTAGCGAATCCGCCATTTGGATGCAAAAAGATATATTTGCTATCCCCGGGTTTTTTCCTTGCAATTCTCTTCACGGACGGTATATGGGATCCCGAAGGGTTGCCGCCGCCCGCGACGCGGACGCCCCGCCGCCCGAGCCCCGCCGCCCGCGACGTGACTGCGCGGCAAAATACTTTGCCACTCCACCCGGTTCGGTTGTGAAATACTGCTATCCCCCCCTCTAAATCGACGCCGAGTTTTTGGCCTTCCTATGGACAGTCAACTATAGTTGACGCCATGAACAAGAGAGACCTGCGACGGGAGTTGGTTGAGAAGGGTGTTTGGACGCGGTTCTGCGCCAAGAGGAATCAGTACGAATCAGAGGGGATGAAGCCGGATGAGGCGTATGCACAGGCCGCGTCTGAGTTACTTGGCCGTGATGTCGCCGAGAAGAAGGCCGAGGCTGAATCGCTCACTGGCGTGGTCGAGTCGGCGGCGTTTGCAGACGGCGGCGCGTCTACGCCGGAGTGTGTAGCGTGGGTGGCGAAGCACATGATGATCAAGGATGTGCAGCCGTCGGCAGCCCCGAGCAGCGAGGCTTGGTCGATGCTTTGCTGGGCGCGTAGGAACAACCAGAACGAGGCCCAGTTCTGGGGTCAGATTTACACCAAATTGCTTCCGAGCCGTAGTCAGTTGGATGCCGAGCAGCGGTTCCGCGACGACGGTCGGAAGGTGCTGGGAATCCTTGAGAAGTTGAAGAATGGATGACTACTACAACCTAGTCCCGAAGGACTTTGGCAAGAACCTCGACTTCAGAAACGAGATTCTGACCAAGGCAATGGAAAGCGGGGAGGCCCGTGAGGAGTTGTGGATCGCGTGTTCTCGCGATCTTTTGTTTTACATCAACACGTTTTGCTTCACCTACGACCCGCGTAAGTCCAACGGCGTTTTGCCGTTTGTGACGTACAAGTTCCAAGACGAATCAATGTTGCAGATACGGGACTGCATTCTTGATGGACGGGACTTGGTGATCAAGAAGAGCCGCGACATGGGTGCGTCGTGGATGCTGCTCACGGTGTTCGAGTGGTTCTGGCATTTCAAGAGCGGCCAGAGTTTCTTGTTGGTGAGCCGTAACGAGGACTATGTAGACAAGACCGGCAACCCGAAGTCGTTGTTCTGGAAGATCGACTTCATTCACAAGCATCTGCCGAATTGGTTGGTTCCACCAATGACGCGGACCAAGTTGAGGCTGACCAATGACGAGAACGGAAGCACTATTGACGGCGAATCTACTACTGGTGACGTTGCTCGTGGCGACCGACGGACGGCCATCGGCCTTGATGAATTTGCTGCCTTCGAGGTTGATTCCTCGTATCGGGCGTTGGCTTCGACGCGAGATGCGACGCGTTGTCGAATTTTCAATTCCACGCCTGCGGGCAGCAGTAACGCGTTTTACGACATCGCTCACCAAGACACGTTCGAGCAACTGAACCTGCACTGGTCGCTGCACCCCGAGAAGGCGGAGGGGTTGTACGAGCAGAACGGTCGGATGCGTAGCCCTTGGTACGACAACGAGTGCAAGCGGTGTGCGCACGCCCAAGAGATTGCTCAGGAACTGGACATCGACTTCGCCGGGTCTGATTACCAGTTCTTTGACCAGAAAATGCTCACGCGACACATCACCGAGTTTTCAAGGCCGCCGCTGAAAACCGGAGACGTAAGGATCCATGATGAATCACTACAGGTCATGGCCTTTGACTCAGTGCCTAACGGGCGCTTGCGATTGTGGTTCGACCCCGGGGCGTCGTCGAAGGTGCCTACGGATGGTCCTTTTGCGATGGGCGTGGATATCGCTACTGGCACTGGTAGTAGCAATTCGGTTATCTCAATAGGCAACTGCAAGACCGGAGAGAAGGTTGCCGAGTTCGTGAGCAGCAAGACCAGACCGGAGGAACTTGGCAAGATCGCCGTGTCCCTAGCCCGGTGGTTTGCCGACTCGACTGGCCGTGGTGCATATATGGTGTGGGAGGCACCCGGCCCGGGCAGGAACTTTGGCGATGTTGTTATTGAATCGGGATATAGAAACTTCTATTACAAAGAAGACGATGCTAAACTGAAGCGCGGGAGTGGAAGCAGAATTCCGGGTTGGTGGCCGACCAAGGACAATAAGCGGGCGTTGTATGCCGATTATCGGGATGCAATGCTCAATGGCCGGTTTCTCAACCGCAGCAAAGAAGCGTTGTCCGAATGTCGCGAAATCGTCTACACCTCAAACGGATGGATTCAGCACTCTAAGACGAACTCTTCGATGGACCCAAGCGGTGCCCGTGAAAACCACGGCGACCGCCCCACCGCCGATGCTTTGCTCAACCTTGCTATGAAGCAAAAGGTTGTGAAGCAGGGCGGAAAAGAAACGGTCATTACCGAAGGTTCACTCGCTTGGCGCAGGCGTGAGTTTGAATCACGACGTAATCGAGTGGAATACTGGTAATGGCTAAGAGCAGCAAATTCAACGACAAGATGAGCCGCCTCTCTGAGGCGATTATGTACAGCCGTCGCAAGATGCAGCCGTTCCGAGAGAACCGCTTGCGTGCGATTCGGCAGTATGTCGGCACCAATTACAGCGATTACGGTGCTGAAGACAAGGTTCCGGTCAACCTTCTGGAGATGGCGATCAACATTTATCGCCGTCAGGTGGCTGCAAACCGCCCGCAGGTGATTGTCCGAACCAAGAACAGCGATCTCAAGGCGGAAGCAGCCGACTTTGAGACGATGATCAACCACACTCTTGATGAAATTGAGTTCGAACCGACGCTCCAGCGTTGGGTTTTGGACGCAATGTTCGGTCTTGGGGTTGTCAAGGTGGGTCTTAGCCCCGGTCGTGCGGGCGAAATCGACGGTTTTATGCACGATGTTGGTCAGGTTTTTGCCGACAACGTGGATTTCGAAGACTTTTGCTTCGATATGACTGCAAAGCGGTGGGATCAGGTCCAGTTTTGCGGCAATCGGTACACGTTGCCGTACGAAATGGTCATGGACATGAAGTTGTTTGGCAACAAACCGCTTCAACCCAACCCATATCACCGCGTTACGAACGAACAAGGCGACGAACGCATTACTTCGCTGCAAACTGGCGGCGAAACGCTTGGCACCGAGCAGTACATGCCCGTTGTCGAGTTGTGGGATGTGTGGTTGCCGTACGAAAACGTGGTCGTAACCGTTCAGGCTGACGACCACGCGGGCGGTTTCTACAACAACGAGCCGTTGCAGATTGTGGATTGGGCTGGGCCGGAGGTTGGTCCCTACCACCTGCTGTCTTACATTGACGTTCCGGGCAACATCATGCCGCTTTCCCCGGCTGGCTTGCTCGTAGACATGCACGAACTGGTCAACCGGATCTTTCGCAAGTTGGGCCGTCAGGCCGAGCGACAGAAGACGCTGACCGTTGTAGCGGGCGGTGCGGAAGAGGATGGTCGCCGCATCGTCAACGCTTCTGATGGCGACACCATCCTCTCCGACCGCCCCGAAGCAACGCGAGAAATGAAGTTTGGCGGCGTAGACAGCCCGTCACTTGCCTTCATGATTCAATTGAAGGACATGTTCTCGTATCTCGGCGGCAACCTTGATTCTCTTGGCGGCCTTGCTCCGAGCGCGAAGAGCGGCAAGCACGACTCGTTGCTTCGTCAGTCAGCGTCTGTTCGAATTGACGACATGCAGGCTCGCACCACCAACGCTGTTCGCAAGGTGGTCGAGTCAATTGCCGACTACATCTACTACGACCCCGCTCCGTCAACTAAGGTTTACCGAGACATCCCCAACACCGACATGTCGGTGAAGGTGGATTTCGATCCCGAGATTCGGGAAGGCGATTTCCTCGACTTTGCAATTGACATTGCTCCGTACTCGCTTCAGTCGCGAAGCCCAAGCGAACGGCTTGCTGCGATCAACGAGATCATGCAGGGTGTGGTCATGCCTATGGCTGGTCAGTTGCAGCAGCGTGGCATCGTTCCCGACATGGATCGTTACATGGAGATCATTTCCAAGTACTCGCACATGTCGGAGATTGCCGAGATCCTCAAGATCGCCGACTTCGCCGAGATGGAAACGATGAAGGAGATGGCGGAGATGGGCGGCGGGCAACAGCAAGGCGCGAACAAGGCACCCGTGACCGAACGCCGCTATGTCCGAGAAAATGTCGCCATGGGTGGCACCCGTGCTGGGCGAGACAACGCAATGGCTCAGGCACTGATGGGTGGAGGCGGAGACAACGCCGTTACCCAAGCCGCAATGGAAGGCATGTAATGGCGAAGAAAAAGGGCAGCATGAAAGGCATGAGCATCAAGTCTGGCGACAAACGCCCGACTAAGCAGGGTGCTGGCATGACTGCAAAGGGTGTTGCAAAGTACCGACGCCAGAATCCCGGCAGCAAGTTGAAAACTGCCGTTACAGAAAAAAGTCCGTCTGGCAAAAGGGCCAAGCGACGCAAGTCGTTTTGTGCTCGCTCTGCTGGACAAATGAAAAAGTTTCCAAAGGCAGCGAAGGATCCAAACAGCCGCCTTCGTCAAGCAAGAAAGCGTTGGAGGTGCTGAATGGCAACTTTTGAACTCGCTGACAACCGATTGATTATTCAGCAGGGTGCGACATACACCCTTGCTATTAACGTCACGGATTCAAATGGAGACACAAGAGACTTCAGCGCCTACACCGCGAGAATGCAGGGAAGAAAGAAGTATTCGTCTACAACTACAGAATTTAGTTTGACGAGCGGAAGTGGCATTACGCTTGGATCTGTTACTCCAAACATTACGATTGAAATTGACGCAGTAACAACTGCTGCAATTTCAGCACCATCAGAAGGCGTGTACGACCTAGAAATCGTCAACGGCCCAATCGTTGAACGTGTTTTGGAAGGCAAATTCACGGTCGCGCCGGAGGTGACTCGCTGATGGCCTCTATCCAAGTCACAAATCTTGAGTCAACGGTTCGAGTAAACGAAACAACCAATGTCGTAACTATTTCGACGATTGGTTTGACTGGACCGCAGGGTCCGCAAGGCATTCAAGGTCTTACTGGGCCAACGGGTGCAACTGGGGCAACTGGACCACAGGGGCCGCAAGGCGTTCAGGGAGATACTGGCGCAACTGGTGCAACTGGTCCGCAGGGAGACACCGGCCCGCAGGGTCCGCAGGGTCCACAGGGCATTCAAGGCATCCAAGGCGATACTGGTCCACAGGGGCCGCAGGGCATCCAAGGGGATACTGGACCCCAAGGCCCGCAGGGTGTGCAGGGGGATACTGGACCACAAGGTCCACAAGGAATTCAAGGCGACACTGGGCCGGGAGTTGTTGCTGGCGGAACGACTGGCCAACTTTTTGAAAAGGCTTCGGCGACCGATTACGACACCCAATGGGTAAGCAAATCGGCCATTGCAATTTCGTCTTTCAACGACGATCTTGATCTGGTCAATAGCCCGGCTATGACCGGCGTCTCGGCTGGCAGCATCACCGGCGTGATCAAGTGTACGCAGGTCCAGTATGACGCCATAACGCCTGACGCAACCATCCTGTATGTGATTGTGTCATGAAGATCGGAAGCAGCGACATCTCGGCGATCTACGCTGGCACCGACGAGGTGCAGAAGATCATGCTCGGCACGGACGAGGTGTACTCGGCAGTCACCGAAGACTGGGACACCTACGAAGACGGAATCTATATCAGAACCGGAAGCAACGGCCGCTTTGAGGTGTGGACAAAGGAGTCGGTGGCGTACACAGGATCCACAGGAATTATTCAGTGGGGACTAAACGGTACGGAATACGGATTCCGGTACAGCACGACGGCACAGGCTGATAACGCCGCACCGTACGTTGCTGTTTGGGACATCATCAACGAAGTGTGGGTTGGGTATTACGCGAAGTATCAGATGAACTGGTTTGGCACGAACAATGGTGCGATGTATGTGCCTTCAACCGCGTGGAATTCAAGCGGCGATAGAAGATTTGCTCTTGTTTTCTTGTCGCAAGAGCCAACCAACTTTGCGAACTGGAGAGGCTACGACGGGCCTGTTGACTGGATGGTCTACGAGGACGGCATCTACCTCAGATACCCAGATACCGTTTCTCAAAGCGTCGATGAGTTGCAGCATTCTGGAACGATATTCACCAAGACGTACGAGCCGTTGAAAAGAACCGATCTTCTTTCTTCTGGCCTTCGATCTTGGGAAGTGGCAGAGAATCGAACCATTGTCTATGCCGGTGGCCTTGGCGGCAGTGTTGTTCCCTTTTATGCAATCTGGTTGGATGGCAACTGGGGAATCTACAAGTGGAATGGCAATGCCGGATCAACTAACCGCTACACACATTGGTCTGGCTACAACTGGGCAACTGGCCCATCTGGTCCATTTGGCAGCAACCGCATCGTCATCGTCCAGATGTTCAAGGATCCCGGCGACATCTCTGGCTGGAGTGATTACGACGGCAACATGTCGGCGTGGGAGTCGATCGACACCAGCCTGTTGACGTACGCATCATCCAACTCTTGGTGGAACATTGACCAGTCCGTGACAACGTGGTCGAGGTCTGGCGATGCCTTTGGAGACCTTGACTACATCACCCACAACGGCACCAACATGGTGCTGCGTGTCAACAACGGGACTCGGTTCGCCTCGTTGCAGGACTACATCGACGAGTACGAGGTTCCAACCTTCTGGGTCTGGATCAACGGTGTCCGGTACATCTTTGACACCCTTGACGCAGTGACTGCGTCGGGCGACCTCCGTCTGATTGGACCCGCGATTTCTCTTGCGGATTTCGAGGACTCCGGCTCTGGTTCCAACTCATTGGGTTGGACGAGCGGCATGGAGGTCTTGTGCGAGTTCCGCGCGGAGTGGGACACGTTCTACCCACGGGTCGGCCTTGTTGCAGGAGACAACTCTTCGGCTGCTGGACAAGTTGATACACCATATGCAACCGGATCCATCTTTGAGAATGTCGCGACGGGCGCAGACAACTACGGTTTGCTGAAGCCTCATTCCTTCGTGCGGTTTGGTAGTACGCAGGTTCAACTTGACGCCACAGGTGTTGGAACTTGGAATCCGACCACCATTCGATCACAATCGGAGTGGGCTGTTTACTGGCGTGACCCATCCACTTACCACGCAGATAAGGGATTCTTCAGTTCTTACGGGACATCTAACTCAGTTCTTCGATACCAGAATCAGCATTGGTCGGTGGACTACAACTCGTTCTCGACGAGGACTCCGGTTGGCATGGTGATCTACAGCAGGGATCCGGGCGACGTTCTTCAGTGGGCTGCGTACGACGGACCCGAGTACGACTACGACACCTACGAAGTCCACAACTGGTACGACTTCAACCTTGACACTAATGTCGGTGACTGGGCAAGAATCCCAATCACCAACACTGGAAGCGGATACACAACGAACATCGTTAGCAGTGGACTGATTGGGTATTCAAACCCACTGTTCTATTGCCCCGCAGTTGGTTACTCCGGTGATAGAGCAGCCATTTATCCAGACATCCCAGACAGCGCGTTCGTCCACCATTGGAGTACGAATGCTGGTATTGGAGCGTACACCTCTGCTGGAGGCTGGTACGCCTTTGGCAAGCCGACGACTTCTCCAACTGGAGCAGGGTTTACGTCGTACGAAAATCTTCAATACAGCAACGACCCGGACGGAGGATTCCGTGGAGGCACTGGCGCTTCTCAACTCATGACCTCCAGCAAGGGAGGCGAGAAAGCGAAGTATTGGGCGCGTCCGTATCCCAAAGACGGCCTCATCATGTTCTTGCCGTTCAAGCAGATGGGCAGTGGGTACAACTATCGAACAGATGCTGGTGGTGCCTACATCATCGCGGGCGAGCAGTACCACTTCCCGTACCCAGAGAACTACTACATTCCGTACTACGGATTCGTGTTTGTTGGAAACCGAATCTTGATTCAGTTCACTGGAACAAGTGCAAACCAGACCGCCAACAAGACCGAGTTCCTTGCCCGCGTTGGCGGTACCGGTGCGACCTGCACGGTTCGGCTGCGGGACGGGAGCCTCTCCGGGACAACCGTCTCCAGTTCGACCGAGTACACCTACACCGGAACGTGGGGGACTTGGACTGCGACTGCTGTTCAACTCGTCTTAAGCAACCCGTCTTCCGGCGCACCTTTCAACTGGTCAAACCAAAGCGATGGAACATCGGAGTTCCTTCTTCCCTTCCCCTGTGCAATCCGTATTGAGGAATAATCAATGCAGTCTCTTCTGACCTTCGGCGAAATCCTGAAGACTCTGGCCCGGCTCGAAACCTACATTCAGGGACTCAACGAGTACTACACTCAGGCCGAGGCACGCACTCCCATCGACGATGCCCTGATCGACCAGTTCCTCGCGAAGGCTGCGGCTCTCGAAACGGCTGCTGCTGCCCTCAAGACCGTGGTCTACAACCCGAACCCGCCCGAGTGATGAAGCGTCGGTCAGCAGACTTGCCGCACAGCGGTTTGTCACAATGGCGATTCAAAGTTGGATTTTGAATTACCCTAGTTTCTCGTCCGAGAAATAGCAGAGAATCAGGAATGCAAGTCCAGATCTGCGCAGTAGCACTCACCGCCATGCAAGCCACCCGGCTCTTCCTTGACGGGATCTGGGTGGTAGAAGCCCACGACGATAATGCCACCAAGAAGACGGATGTGATCTACACCATTGAGACTACCGACTGGGAGTGGCAGATGGATGGCGAGATCACCACCGAGAACAAGATGGCGTCGAACCGGCTCCACACATTCCAGATGCGGTGGAAGATCCCGGACGGCAAGAAGCCTGTGGCGACAGACGGGGAGGTCTGCTGGGAGTGGTCACAGAAGGTGGTCGTCGCCGAGTGGAAGACTGCGATCGGGCCGCTCCAGACGGAGGTCGTGCCCATTGATTGGGCGATTCAACTGTATCCTGTAGGCGACATCAACGAGGATGGCAAGGTGGACGGCGAAGACCGTGGCCTTTTGTTTTCTGATTGGGGCACCGACGCCCAACGATCAGACCTTGATTTTGATGGCAAGGTTGGCGGATCTGACCTTGGTATTTTAAATATGCAGTGGGGATGGGCTGCACCGGAGAATTAAAATGCCCTTCTATCGTTACACAAATAAGAAAACCGGCGAAACTATTAAGAAATTCATGTCAATGAGTGAGATGCTACAGTATGCTTCTGACGGAATTTCTATTGAAGGCGAATGGTGGGAACGCGACATTGCTGCTGAGCACGGTGGTATTAAGAAGGCTGGCTCCGCTTGGCCCTTAAAGAGTGACGCTGCCGGTGTTCATCCTTCTCAGGCAGAGCAGTTTCAAGAGCATTCGGCCAAGATGGGCGTTCCAACTGAGTTCGACAAATCTACTGGTCAGGCCGTTTTTAGAAGTCGAGGGCATCGTGCCCAATACCTTAAAATAATGGGTATTCACGACCGAAACGGCGGATATGGAGACGGTTGATGGCTAGCGAGAAGAATTCCCTTGACTTTGACGAACCCACCGACGGTGGGATGATTCCTTCGTCCACGGATAATTACAATGAGATTGAAGATGTGGACGACGAAGAAGTCGAAGAAGAAAATGAAGTTGGTGAAGAAGAAGAAACTGATGTGGAACCCAATGACGGGAAGGTAGCCAGCAACCTCCCTATTGATGTCATTGAAGAGGCCGTCGGCTACGGTCTTACCGCTCAAGATATTGAGCGACTTGGGTCCGAAGACAACATTGCTGCCGTTCTTGCGATCCTTGATCGCCAGATCGACTCCGCCAAGCCGAAGCGAAGCGACTCGGTTTTTGGCGACGACGACGACGACCCGTTCGCTGACCCCGATGAAAATCCCGGGGCCAACTCGGAGGTTGCCGAACTCCGAAAGCAGATTGAGGAAATGCGGAGGGAATTGACTTCCCGACGCGATGACTCAACGTCTGAAAAACTCTTTGGTCTTCTTGAAGACGATTACTCCGAATTGTTCGGAGCAGTCGGCGACGATTTGACCAAGACGCAAGAGCGCAACCGCAACAAGGTGCTTCAAGAACTCGACACTCTCAAGGCTGGCTATAAGGCCCGCAAGAGAGCAATTCCTAGTGATCGTCGGTTGTTCAAGCAGGCGGTTCGCAGCGTTTTTGGCGACCATGAAAGCAAGGTCGTCAAGAAGAAGTTTTCGGAATCGGCAAAGAAGCGTAAGTCCCAGTTCATCAATAGGGTGAACAGCCGGGATGCTCGCCGACCGAAGGATGGCCGGGTTTCCGCGATTGATTCGGTTAAGAAGTTCTTGGCCGATCGTGGTTACTCGGATCTTGATACGGTTGAAACCTTTGAGTGAGGTAACTCATGGCTACTCTTCAGGCTGACGATATTGTTGACCTGATCACCATTACCCAGCGTGATCTTGGTCGTCTGCGATGGACGGACCTTTCCTACGACCTTCAGGAGTATGTGGCTCTGCCCTCCATTCTCCAGAAGGAGAAGGTGACGTACTCGTCCGGTTACGGAATGCAGTGGAACGTGATGACTGGCACCAGCGGCGCTACCCGCGATGTCGGTCTGTATGAAGTTGATTCGGTCAACGTGTCGGATGTGATGACCACGGCGAACATCCCGTGGCGGCACATGACCACCAACTACGCGATTGAGCGTCGCGAAATTTCGATGAACACCGGCCCTGCCCAGATCGTCGATCTGGTGAAGATCCGGCGTCACGACGCGATGGTCGATCTTGCCAAGCACCTTGAAACCCGATTCTGGAACAAGCCGGACGCTTCGTCGGACAACCTGCGAATTTTCGGCGTTCCGTACTGGATCGTCTACAACGCGACCGAAGGCTTCAACGGCGGCAACCCGTCGGGCTTTGCTTCGGGTGCGGCGGGTATTGACTCGACCACGACCCCGAACTGGTCCAACTGGTCGGCTCAGTACACCAACGTCAGCAGCACGGATCTGATCCGTAAGTGGCGTAAGGCGGCCACCTTCACCAAGTTCATGGCTCCGCAGCCCAGCCCGTCGTACGGCACTGGCGCTCGGTACGGCTACTACACCAACTACGATGTGATTGGTCCGCTTGAGGAGGTTCTGGAAAGCCAGAACGACAACCTCGGCAACGACATCGCCTCGAAGGATGGCAAGTTGCTGTTCCGCCAGATCCCGGTCACTTGGGTTCCGTTCCTTGAGGGCCGCAACGGCGACCCGATCTACGGCATCAACTGGGGTCAGTTCAAGCCCGCGTTCCTCTCCGGCGAGTATCTCCGCGAAGAGGGTCCGGTCAAGGCCAGCAACCAGCACACCGTCTTCCAGACGCATGTTGACCTGACCATGAACATCATGTGTACCGATCGGCGTAGCAACTTCGTGCTTGCCACGGCTGAACCCGATCCGACCGTCTGATAGAAAGGACATAACACAATGGCACAGGGCATTGTTACTTACGACGCCGCTCCGGGCACCCGAGCCAAGTCTTGGCAGGCTCTTGTTGACCCGAGCAAGGCGAACGCTGTTTGCCTCGGCTTCGACCGGGCCAACGACTACTCGGCTCTTTCGGTTGTCGAAACCACTTCTCCGACCGCTGCTGCTGCGGCTGGCGATTCCGCCTACACCATTACCGCTGGCGGAAGCAAGGTTCGGCATCTGTTCCCGAACTTTGGTGGATCGCTTAACACCAACGACATGCTTGTCGAGGTGAAGATCAAGCGAAACAACGCCGACGCTTCTGGTGCTGGCCTGTTCGTTGGCTTCGCCGAAAGCACCACGGAGGCAGAAATCATCACCACCGGCGGTGCTTTGCGATCGGCGGGCGCTGGCAAGGATATGGTCGGTTGGCTTTGCCTGACCGCAACCGCGAATCTTGTTTACTACGCTTCGAACGACGCCACCGCCGATATTAACAGCGTCGATAGCGGCTATGACCTCGAAGACAACACCTACGTCACCCTCGGTGTCGAGGTGCGTGGTCAGAGCGTCCTGTTCTTCCGGGACGGCGTTCTTGTCAAGCAGTACGACGGCGTAATGACCAGCGCGGCTTCGGTCGTTCCGGTTCTTGCGGTCAGTGGTGCTGACGCTGCGACGGTGGATCACATCGTCTTTGGCAAGAACTGAGAGGCATCTCTTCTCCCCAGCAGCCGGTGGGTGGGCCTTCGGGTCCACCTGCCGGTTTTTATTTGCTCTTGCGCTTCTTTGATTGCCAAGAAACCGTAGTCGGTCCCTTCTTGGCCGAGGTTCCCTTGCGGGTACACATGGCCTTGGTGGGGCGGCAGGCTGGATAAGGCCGCTTGCTCCCACCTTTAGCAGACTTGCGACCACAAGGCTTTCCAGTCTTGCAGTCAATCCAGCCTTTGCCTTGGTTGCGCGAAAACCAACCGTGCAACCCTTTCTTCTTTTCAGCAGAGAAGTTGGCTTTCTTCTTTGCCATTACTTCTTCTTGGCCTTCTTCTTTCCGGCCTTCTTCTTATCAATCATTTCCTGAAACTTGTTCATGCCGTCCTTAATCTTCGATCCAGACGACTTCTTTGACATCTTCTTCTGCATCGAGCGGTTCTTGCCGGGCATTTCCATAGCACCTTTCGCGGCGGTCTTTGACGTACTTCAAGAACTCCGCCGTACAGTTCTTGTAGTAACCCGCTTTTTCCAGATTCTCGCTCGCTGCGACGACATCTGAAAGTCGCTGGATAAAAACCATTGCGTACTCTTCTTCTACCAAAGGTTCCCAGTCAACCATTTCCTCTTCCGGTTGGCCTGTACCTTCGCCGGATCCCGGCACGAACGGCATCAAAACTAGGTCTTGATCAACAAGAAGTTTGTTTTGATCGTCGCACCAAGGCTCGATTTCGTCGTGATCCCAATCGCTTACGACAACAATGACAAGATCGGTACGATCATCGTCTAGATAGTCAAAAGATTTGACGGTCTGATCTTGTCCGCCAAAGGTAATTTTGACGCGGTTGTTGACCCACGCATCAAACGCGTACGGGCAAGCAGGAAGGCCGTTAAAAAATTCCGACGGCTGCTGAAGAACATCGCGGCTCCACCGCTTGATTTCTTCTACAACGGCCATCTTGTGCTTGGTCGGCAAGTAGTCAACCATAGTTGACTCCCTTCTTGCTCACTTCTTCTTTTGACCACCAGTACCCCAGTTCGCGGCGCCTACCTTTCGGCATCGAACGAGTGCTCCGCTTGCATACGCGCTTGGCCACTTGGTGTAGCGACTCTTTACCTTTTGGTAGCAAGCGTCCCTTTTTGCGGGCGTATTCTTCTTCTTGCTCATCTTGGCTGCCCTCCATTTTTGACCACTTGCGAGCAGCGTCAATAAGGCTGCTCCTTGACATGTTGAGATAGTCAGCAATCCACACCCAAGTGACTTGGTGATTGCTTGGTCCGGTCATGCCGTATTTGTCCCAAAACAAAACGGCGATTGCCCTGCGTGCCAACGTGACTCTCGAGCCTCTTTGGCTTTTGTCTCGAAGGTCTTCAAGCGAAAGCCCCCGGGCCTTGCACACATCGTCAATAAGTTGCCTCACCGCTACCTTGGTCATTTGCTACTCCCTTAATTGAGACAGTTCAGCCTGAACGCGCTCGGCCACATCCTGAAGCCTGTTGCGGTTCCGTTCGTCTCTGGTCTGTGTGACCCGCTCAAGCGCATTCTGAGACATTTCAGCAATATCGGAATAGGTCATTGGAGCAAGAGCGCCATAGGCGTCGTTCCAACTTGCCATCATCCGGTAAGCCTTCTCCGGGTTCTGATTGTACGTCGCTCCGATCCGATTGCGAGCGTCTGTCCAAGTTTCTTGCACAACTCTTCCGAGGTTGCTCAACATGAACTGGGCGGTGTAGTCGGCGGACCGCAGCCCGACGATATCTGCGTAGAAGTCGAACTTGTCCCGATCCATGATCAATTCGGAAGTGCCGGAACGTCGGCGACCTGTGCCGAAGAGGCCAAGCATCGTTTCTTCGTATTCCGCCTGCTCCATGTCTCCAAGTTCGTCATGGAACCGGATGTATTCGTACAGCGATTTGAGAGATTTGGTTGCAGCACCGCTGTCGATGAGCGACTCAAACATGCGTGCAGTTGCTGGCCGTGCCAGAGCGTCGCGGTTGGCGAACGCGTCTTGGTAAATCCGCCCGAACATGCCAAGCGTCGGCCCCATGAAATAGTCGCCAAGGCCACCCGGGCCAAGGTTGGTCAAGTTGAAGGTGCCCGACAAATCGAGGCCACCAACTCGACCGACGCCGAACATGGCAATTTCTGCAACCGGAACATCCGCAAACTTCTTGTTCTGGCTTGTTTCAAGCAGCCACTTGTAGGCGGCTGCCTCGCTTGCAAAAGGCTTATCCGGCAGGCTCGGCAAATACTCGTCGTCGAACATTTGCTTGAGTGCTGAATAAACGCTTGTACCAAGTGCTCCGGTTGCAAGAAGCCCAAACCCAACGAGGCTTCCACGAACGCCACCGAGAACCGTGTTAAGGAGCATGAAGCGGCCAATCGCCGACCTGCCAATGCCCTGCAACGTCTCTGGCGACTTGGCGTTTTGCGCCAAAGCCATTGCCATTCCAAGAGTTTGAACTTGGAATCGCTTGAACTGGCCAAGGGTCTTCATCACGTTTCCACGAAGGAAGACGGGATCATTTGCCCTTGAGAACCGGTATTGGGTGAACAATGACCCCCAAATTCGACCGTACTGGGCGGCTTCCTTTGGAGACATGTTGAGGTTTTTCATTCCGTGCCGAGCAAGCGCGTAGAACGAAAAGTTCTGATTCCGCTGCTCAGAGTTTGGATTCCAAACCTTGCCAATGGCTTTGTTGCCAGCAGTATGAATGCTGGTCAAAAGGAAGCCGGTTCCAGCGGACAGAGAGTCCCCGAACTTT